CCACGGCGTCCCCTCGTTGCCGGGGATGTTGCCCGGGACCACCATGCGGTCGGCCATGTTGCCGTTCGGCGTCGGGCGGCGGGGCAGTGCCCCGGTGTCCCCGGTCATGGCCGCGTCCTCGAGGAGCGCCCGGGAGGTCTCGGGGAACTTCCGCTCGAGCTCGTCGTAAGTCATGCGACGGACCTCGAACAAGTAGCTCAGGTCGTCCATGCTGGTCGCGTTGGGATCGGGGTAGATCAGCCACGGGTCGATCCGCTTGAGCGTCACGTCACCGAGTCCCCCGGCCTGACCGGAGTCCCAGCACGACTTGAGGATCCCCGCACCGCACAGGGCCGAGTCCCACAGGATCAGCGTCTGCTGGCGATACCACCCCTGGGTCTGCCACGACGAGGCGAGGAGGAGCTCCATGTGGTGGGAGACCTTCTGCTCGAACTGGGCGTACTGGCTCTGCGGGTCGACGGCCGGGTAGACGGTGAAGTCCACCTTCTGGTCGGTCATCCAGGCGATCCGGTTACGGATGATCGGGTAGATTTCCGAGTCCTTCACCCCGGACCCGGGACGGAGCGACGACCCCGATCCGCGGTTGAAGGTCAGTCGGTAGTTCCGGACCCACTCCGCATGGCGGGAGGCCTTGGCGTCCTTGGCCTGCTGGTAGAGCTCGTCCAGCTTGGCCGTAAGCAGGTACATCTCGAACTCGTCGAGCTCGGCCTCATCGGGAGCGATCATGGTCATGGCTGAATCCCTGCTTTCGACTTCTCCTCTTTCATGCGGTCAATATCCGCATCGGTGATTCCACAGGCGTCCTTGTCGCGGTAGTCGACGGGTTGGATGTCGACCGCCATCCCGGACTCCCTCGACTGGCGCTCGGACTCCCGGGCGAACTCACTCTTGAGCTCAGCCATCGACCCGACGTACTTGCCGACCGAAGGGTTGTAGCCGCCGGTGAACGAACTGGCCTGCGTGCGAACCCTCCATCGACGGCGGCTCGAGAGGCCGCAGTTGGGGCACGGGTGGCGGTCGCCACGCTGCATCGTCTCGAAGTGACCGCACGAGTCGCACATGTACTCATAGAAGGGCATCAGTACCCACCGTCATCCATCGCGTCCCACCATGGAACTCCCCCGATGTCGTTGTGCTGCCGCGGCGCCACAGCGGCAGGCGGCTCGAACACGTTGCCGGCGAGCTCGAGCTTGTAGGACTGGAACATCTCATCGGGGTCACGGGCACCCTCGAGCTCGAGGCAGATGGTCCCGACCGCGATGGCCAGCGACGTGACCGCGTCGTCCTTGCCCTTCTCCGACGCCGGTCCGAGTTCGCCATAGCGCAACGATACATAGTTGGCCATCTGGTCGTAGGTGACCTCGTCGTGAATCGTGAGCATCTTCTGTCCGAGCAGGTCGATCACGAAGGCGATGGCCATCTGCTTGCGCTGCCAGTTCATCGACCACCCGAAGGAGTTGGTCATCGACCCGGGCAGGCGGTCGGCCTGCCGGTAGCGCCAGACGTTCGGGTAGAACATCTTGGACGTGAGGATGTTGATGGACGAGAGCCCACCACCCTCGATCTCGCAGTTGACCGTGGCCGTGTTGTAGTAGTACCCGAGCTCGGCCAGGCGGTCCGCGAAGGCCACCGGCTCGCAGTGCCCGTGCCAGACGGCCACCTGCTCGAACGTGTGGCGGTTGAGCACCTGGATACAGGCGGGATCCCCCCACGTCGTCCGGGTCGGGTCGCCGGCCACGACGTACTTTTGGGACGGGTGCGGGTGCTTGAAGATCGTCAGGTTGGTGGTCGAGTCCTTGTGGAACCGGCCCTGGGGCTGGGTCGGGTCCCGGATGGGCGAGATATACCCCTGGGATCCCTTGCGCTCGTCGTAGCACTCGTCGAGACGGTCGAGCGGGAAAATGTTGCGGCCGGTCGTCAGGAACGCCTCGTGGTCATCGTTCGGGTACTCCTGCTGGAACTGGGAGACGTCGTTGCCGCACTTGTTCCGGATGCACCACCGGCGCCACGCCAGCTGCGGGAGACCGATCCCGTCGAACTTGGCCATCATCTCCCGCTCGTCCTTGGTCAGATCCCCGTAGCCGAGGGTCGTCTCGGGAAACGAATACTCCTCGTGCAGAAACCAGGGGAAGAACAGGGGGATGTAGTCCGAGTCACCGGCCTTGGCGGCGAACCACTCCTGGTGGAACCAGTTGCCCGCACCGTTGGCGGTGGACTCGAGCACGACGATGGTGCCCGGCTTGTCAGGGACGGCCTGCTTGAGCGAGAGCATCAGTCCCTCGGGGTCGGGGTAGAACGCGACCTCCGAGCAATGGACGGCGTGGATGGTCTGGCCACGGCCGACCTCCTGGCCCTTGGCGGTGGCGATCTTCATCGACGACCCGGTCTCGTTCCATGCCAGCCGGCGGACGGACTTGTGGGACTCGGTGAACAGGGCCTTGAAGGGCCAGTTGTCCCACATCAGCTTGGTCATCTCGAACAGGTACTCCGAGTCCGCCGTCGACTTCGACAGCACGAGGGAGTTGGCGCCCGGGTGCATGAAGCACCAGTTGAGGAGGACCGCCTCCGAGACCGTAGAGATACCCAGCTGCCGGCCCTTGAGCACGATGAGCCGGATGGGCTTGCCGGCGTTGTAGAGCTCCTGGATCTTCGCCGCGAACTGCTTTTGCGCCCAGGCGAACGGCGTCTCGAGATCCAACGGCTCAATCGTCAGATCCTTGGTTTTGATCTTCATCTGCCGCAGTAGAGGCGACAAACGCATCTGGGTCTTGGACTGCAAGGTCGTCGTCATCTCCGCCTCCGGTCATCTGTCCCATGAGATCCAGCACGTCCTGGCGGAGATTGCCGATGGTCTCCGGGTTCTGACGGGCGGTGAGTGACATCGTCTTGGACAGGATGGCCATGATGAACCGGGTCCGCACCGAATAGGGGGCGTCGTAGATCATGGTCTTGGCCTGCTCGAACGCCTCCCACTGCAGGTTGGCCAGGGCCTCGGACAACTCCGCCGACCCGTACCGTTCGACCCGGAGCTCCGTCGCCCGGTCGCGCACCACGAACGGGTCGATGTCGAATGCCTTGGCGATGGCGGTAGGCGGGACACCGACCTCGAGCAGTCGGTCCACCACTCCGACGAACTCCGATTCGTTCACTGAACATGACTCGTTTTCTCGACTCGCACCAGTAGGGCACAACTGAACGCTCCCCGGAGGGTACTTGCCTCGTCCGCGAAGGTGTCAGGAATGAGCAGGACGACCCGCATCTCCCCGGTGGAGATGAACTCGGCCTTGTTGAGCTTCGCCTCGAAGGTCGCCTTGTCGAACGTGGTCACTCCCGAGACCGCCCCGCCCCGCTTGTAGGAGACGGCCCGGGGCGGGAGGTCCACTCCGGTGATGGCCTTGCCCTGGTCGGTGCCGGCCCACTGGCGGACCAGTTCGACGTCTATGGGGTTGCCGTGTCCAGTCCGGAGGCGTTCTGCAGCTGCTCCGAGGGACTTGGCCAGATTCCCGCCTCCTCGGCCTCCCGGAGCAGGTTGTCCTGAATCGCCTGCGGCAGCCCGGACCAGACGTCGTCGGGCGTCAGCGAGGTCTCGGGCGGCTTCTCGATCACGAGCTCCTGCGAGGTCTCCGGGATCGGCCGCCCCAGGATCACCATCTCCGTCAGGGTGGTCACCATCCCCACCACGGTCGCTTGCTGGGCGATCCCCTCCCGCATCGCCTCGACGGCCAGCGTCGTCTGCTTGCCCGCCGAAATCGAGTGTTGGCCGGCCGAGTCCATCGTCCACCAGATCAGAAAGCCCGCCACCGTCAGGCTCGCCAAACAGATCGTCGTCAGACAGACCACCAGGGCCACCATCAGTCCAGTCATCGTCCTCCCACCCAGGTCCGGTCATCGGCGCACATCCTGTCATGACTGAGCAATCCGGTCAAGAAATGCCCGCCCGGTACTTTTCGGGCGCCGCCGTACGGGCGAATCTATATGGCTCATTCCGGTGTTTGGGCCTCGACCGCCAAAATAAAGAC